TGTCAAATGAAATCACACCGTATCAGGCGCTAAAAAATACCATTCACACTATGACCCCGGAGTTCAAAGCGGCCTTGCCACCACAGATCCCGGTTGATAAATTTATTAGAACGACGTTAACTGCTATCAGCCTAAACCCGGAGCTGCTTCAAGCAGACCGCAAGAGTCTGTTAGGGTCCGCCATGAAGGCGGCTCAAGATGGGCTGCTCTTGGATGGAAGGGAGGCGGCTCCGGTTATCTTCCGTACCAAGGAGGGCCCACGCGTGCAGTACATGCCGATGGTGGGGGGCTTGCTGAAGAAGCTACGCAACTCCGGCGAGCTCGCTTCCATCAGCGCCAACGTGGTCTACGATCGCGATCAGTTCGAGTACGAGCTGGGCGACGACGAGCGCATCGTGCACAAGCCATTCTTGTCCGAGGACCGCGGCAAACCGATCGCCGTGTACGCCATAGCACGCACCAAGGACGGCGCCGTGTACCGCGAGGTGATGTCGGTATCAGATGTCGAGAAGGTGCGCGCAGCCAGTCGTGCATCCAACAACGGGCCCTGGGTCAACTGGTGGGATGAGATGGCGCGCAAGACCGTCATCCGCCGGATTGCCAAGCGCCTGCCCTCGTCGGCTGACCTGGACCAGGTCTTGGCAAGTGACAACGAGGCCGTGGGTTTTGTCCAGGTCGAACATCGCGAGCCGATCAATGTCACCCCGGCACCAGAAGACCAGGCCGCACCGCTGTCACGCTTGAAGAAGTCAATCGCTGATCACCAGGGCGAGCTGATCGAGCCGCCAGCGCAAGAGGTCGAACATGTTGCTAACGCCTAAAGAGCTGGCAGCACGCCTCAAGATCCACACCAACACGCTGGCCAAGTGGCGCATGGCAAACGTGGGACCCAAGTATCTACGCATGGGCGAGGGTCCCAAATCAAGAGTGCGCTACCGCCTGACCGACGTCGAGGAATTCGAGCGGACTAATCAACACATGGGGAAATCATGAAACGGCCTATGCTATTAATACTACTCGCCTGCACAGCCGGCTGGCTCGAAGGCTGTGCTTCCAATAAGCCACCCGAGCAGGTACACCAGGAGCTCGTTGTCGACAAGCACGTTCAACCTATGAGCCGCAACGAGGTCATCGTCGCGGTTCGTGAATGCGAAACAAGCGGCCTGCGTGCCGTGATGCTGTACGCCAAGCGCAAAATCAACGGCTACACCACAGACATCGTGGCCGAAGTAACCTGCGCTCCGCGATTCTAAAAAAATAGCCGGGGGTGTCTGTGCCCCCGGCGAAGCGGCCGCCGGAGAGAACCGGCACCGAAGGGGACCATGTACCCTTAACTCATATACAGCGCACGCTCGTCGTTGCGTCTGTTGACCAGGCCGCGCAATACTTTGCCGCCTGCCTTGGTGAACTTCATGAACTCTTCCGCAGCACCCTCGTAATCGCCACGGTTGTGCTTCTGGCGTAGCGTCGACCGTTGCAGCGTGCCCAGGCCTACATTGAAAGCAAATGATACCAGTGCGTCAAGCCTGCCTTGATTAAGGCCGCCGGGACAATAACGCTGTACACCAGCCACGAAACGTCGTAGATCGGCTTGCAATATTGCATCGACTTCTTCCTTGGTAAATGTCCGGCTATCGTCCGGCCGCAGCGCAAACTGCATCCGGTCCTCCATCTTCATCTTGCCCTGCTCCGGGTACAAGACATGGCCGACGCCAATGGTCCACAAGGCAGCCGGGCACCGGTACGGTTTGAACCGGACTCCCTCATGGTGCTTGATCATCTCGAGTGCGCGTTTGCTAATCATCTTGGTAAATGCAAAATCATGTAGACACTAGCCGCCACTGTAAATGCCATCCTGGCATAGAGTGCGTAGATCATTTGCCAAACGCCCGGCCGCCAAAGTGGAATGCAATGATCGAGGCAAACAGCGCCTGCGTCTCCGAATCCCACAGCATGTCGGCCAGCTCTTTGAAGTCTGTGCCGCGGTGCCAGCCGTACGCAAACAGGCCAACGTCGACAAACACCAGCAAAAAGAAAAAGCCAAACGTGATGATCGGCCGCACGCCTGCGCGCAGGTTCTTCATCCACTGCGACGTGCCCTCGTTCAGGCTCATGTCGTGCGCGTAGATCGCCTGCATCTCTGCCTGCTGCGCCTGGATCAGGGTCTGCCTATCCTGGGACGCCGTCTCGGTACGGATTTCCTCGAGCTTGATTTCCTCGATCTTCTGCTGGGCAGCATAGCCGGCAGACAGCAACTGCAGCTCGCGCTCGGTCTGCATCTGCGCCAGGGTCAGCTCATGTTTTTTGTCGGCCCGGTCTTGGAAAAACTCCAGGATCTTGGGCAGGCCGCCCATCAAAAACGAAATAAGCGTGGATAGCAATGTCAACATTTACTTCTCCTCAATAGTTTCCAACAAAATACGTGCTCGCAAGTCGCGCATTTTTTTGATTTCTTCGACTGCTTTTTTATTTATTTCAACGGCCTGGTTTACTGCGTTGTTCATGTCCATGTACATAAACCCGATAATTGGGATCACAATTACAAACGTCAGCGCCATCACCAGCATACAAATCAGTAAAGCGAACGGTATGTGTGGCTCGTCCTTATCATCACGAGAAGCATTACCGCCCACAGAATTACGAACGTCACCGCGCCGAACCACAATGCCTTCTCCTTGACCCTGTTTATCATTCTTCTTTTTTTAATTTGCGCTATTTGCATTTGCCGCAGCTCTTCTGCTTGCGCTTCTTTTTGTTCCCCTAGGATTTGCGTGCGCATTTTTTCAAAACGCGTCCACAGATCCTTCAACTCCGGCGGCACCTTATAGACGAGCTGCTCGCGAATTTCCGCCTGCAGTTGCTCCAGCCTAGTCCTAATCAACACCCGCTGCAGCGCCCTCCTGGACAACGACACGTCGCCCTTGTACACCTTCTTTGAGCTACTCTCTTCTTCCCAAAACAAATTTTCTATCGCGTCATACGCATCAAAGAACGCACCAAGCTGCTCGCCAATCTGACTAATAACATCGGTCGGGTCTTTCTTTGCGACCTCTTGGACGCGTAACACCTCTTCGTTAAATTGTCTTTTCTCTTCGACTGTCGGATTCGGCTTTGCCGCAAACTGCTCCTTTAGATCATCAATTACTTCTTTAACTGAACCGGCTGTTGACTTAACTTCCTTGTATAACTCGATTCCCTTTTTCGCCATAGCGATGGCCGTGTTGGCCGCGGCGAGTAAGGTGAACGGGTCCACATTACTTCGGTCCGCCCAGGCCCAGCTTCGCCATCAGGCCCGTCACTATGATCCCGATCAGAATGATGATTCCGCCCCATATACCTTTTTTTACGATGTCCAGCTTTAGCTCTTGCCAGAATTCTGTCTGTGCCTTGGCTGCCCTGATCATCTCTTCGTGGTACCTCCTGTGCCCATCAAAATCCACGGAGCCGTCGTCGTTCTTGGCAAACGCGCCGTTGATCTTTTGCAGCTCGCCCATCACTTCGTCGAACCGTTTGTCCAGGTGCGCGTTATCCTCCGCGGTCAGTTTGCTGTTGCCCGACATTGCTCAATCCCTTATTCATTCAACATGTCGTTGGTTAATAGACGTCATAATGTTTTCTATGCTCATGTAGTTGGCTCATCTGCTGGCAATGGTTCGTTGCCTTCTTCAATCCAAGCCTTAAACTCTGGATAGTCTGCTGTGCAAGTCAAACGGCATAGTCCGTCATCGTCAATACGAGCGTAGATAACTTGACCATCAATGTTGGTTGAATGAATTTTGTAAATCATAGTTCGGCACTCCATCCAAGATATGCATTGGCGTTTGCAGCCCTACCTATTGCGCCTCTACCCGCCGTAAAACCAGATGCGACAGTAAAACTAACCCTTAAATTATCGGTGGTTGCACTAGAAAACGTTGGAACAGATGAACAAGCTGTATTAGTACCCGCATGAATAACCGTGTAATCACCAGCGGTTCCGCTTTGCTCTAAAGCCGTTGGCGCACTTCTCATTGAAACTAGAAAATTAGTCATTAGTGTCGCAACAGTTGTGGTATCGCAATAACCAACATTAAAGTTCTCACCCGCTGCGCCCGCTTTAAGTCTATAGTAATACCGCTGACAAAGCTGAAGCTCCGTACCATACGGTCTGTAATCAAAGCTCGTCGCTGTGCTGCCTTCTTCTAGTTGTACGCCGGTGATGTCCCATGTTGCTCCATTAGTAACAGAAAGATTTGTTTGGTTGGTGCTGGCTCTTACATTAGCTGACTGCCATTGATTCAAAGTTGATGTTGTGAATGTTCCGGTTGATGAAGATGCAACTGTAAAAATCAAGGCTAAACCAATGCCTGTAGTAGTTAGCCAAGTTCCAGAAGTAACGCCGGGGATCGTAATTGTTTTGTATTCCCAAGTATTTGCAGCACTAATTGAATACTCTGTTACATACGACCTATCAGTAGTGTTTGAAACAGTTACAGAAAAAGTACCTGTAACACTAGAACGAACCCAAAAAGAAACTGTAATTGTTTTTGCGGATGCCGTTCCCAACCCAAGGTTAGCAACATTAAAACCTTCAATGTATTGGTCGAGAGATGAAAACATATCCCCAGACGGAGTTTGTGTTGCAGTTACTGTTAACCGAGCAGCGTTTTGAAAACCAGCCAACGAAATACTGCCAATCTGTGAGTAGGTGTAAGTGGCGGTCGTCCAAGTGCCGTTTCTACGATATGAAAAACGATCCACTAAATAAGCCGGAGAGTTTTGCAGCCCAGTAACTGAAGTGCCTCTTTGCGAAATCACCATCGCACCATTGATGATGCGGTTCTTAAATGCCGGAGTCTGGTTCTGCAAATCGGCAGAGAGTTTTGCTGAAGTGACAGAGTTGTCCTCAAACATTCCTGTCTGTATCCGTGTTAATGACAATCGCCGTCCCTGCCTTTCTTGTTAAACCGCCGGAGCTTCCGGCCAAGTTATTTCATTTGGGAAACCAGCTTGCACAGTGATGTCGCGCAAGGCCTGGCGATACGCCGCCCAAACAGCCTGGTCAACCGGCGCATCCGCAACCTGGGTCCAATCAGAATCACGCAGCAGTTGATTGCGGCGCGCTCTTGCTTTGGCTGCCGCAGCCTGTGCGTCAGATGCCAATTCTTCGGCGTTTTGAACTTCCACACGCACTGCATACACCTGGCCGTTCTCAATGTACGGATCGCATGGCACAAGTTTTTCGCCAGCGATGTGAGGTTTCCAAAGATTCACATGCACTACGTTTTCTTGCGCCATCCATTCAACACTCGGCCCATTTCCAGGGAACGACGTGTTTGGAAACATGGACCGATAGTCGGCGACTTGCACCAGTTGATCGTTATCTATTTTTGCCACTAGCATACGTACTCCTTATTGGTCACCGTCACCTATTGAGTAGGAAAAGCCGCGGTCGGTAGCGGGAAGTTTGCGGTGTAACGCGCTACGCCGTTTGTAATTCTCAAACCATTTATATAACCCGTAAATATCTGTGATGAAACATCATAAGCATTAACGCCTATCACCGGCCTATCAATGGGTTTTGTTTGAAAATTTGTTGTTACAGATATTGGCGTATTAACCACAGCGCCATTTAAGAAAATTCTTGCGGTAGAACCACTATCGCGTGTTACCGCAATGTGATGCCACGTGTTTGTGGTAACAGTTCCACCAGACGTTAAAACACCTCCGGCACCTGTCAATAACCTAATTAGACCAGCACTGGTAACGTCTACCATAAATCTTCCGGTGCCGGTGGTGTCTGCGCCGGGGTTGTTGTCAATAATTACCGGGCCGGTTGAAAGGCTAGTGATAAAAACCCAAACCTCAAAAGTAAACGGCCCCGTGCCAAACGTATATCCACCAGAATTGCTTGTGCTAAACCGACCTCCTGGCGTGCCTTTGACCATCAAATAATCGCCAGTACCGTCAAAATAAATCGAGCCACCAAACTTACTTGGATCAGTGAACGTCATCGTTCCGCTGACCGTGCCGCTGTTCACCACCGACAGTGTGATTGTTGTACCGGAGATGCCTGTTATTACAGCGTTCGTGCCAATGCCGGTTCCAGTTACAGATTGACCAAGTTTTAGCCCAGTTGCACTAGATACCGTAATTGTTGATGCGCCAGAAGTTCCAGTCGCTGTTGGTGTATATGTGCCGGTAGCTATCTGCGCGTTGCCTACTGTCTCTAGCACGTTTTTGGCAGTAACGTCTGTGATGCCAGCGTTGGTAAAGTTGAGGCACAAAGAAGAACCAACTGGGCTGGGTGGCGCAGTAGGCACAGTAACCGATGTAAATCCAGAACCTATCAATACTCTTAAATTAGAAATGTAGCCAGTAAAACGATCACTCTTTGGGGAAGTACCACGAACACCAATTTGTGGTCTTGCCGTTGGATTTGCAAAATTAGTTGCATTTGAAACTGCAGAACCGTCTTGCACGCCATTTATAAACATACGAAGATTGCCGCTGACCCTTGACACCAAAATGTGTGTCCACGCATTAGCCGGTATTACAATTGTTCTTCCAGGAAGCAACTCTGTTCCATCAACAAAAAATCTTGCAGTATTGTCAGTGTCTATATCAAGCAAAGGACAATTTGTTGCTGATCCATCTCGTGCGTCGTATATTTTTCTTACATCACCCGATGTCGTCGGATACACAAACGCCTCAAGAGAAAAATCACCACTACCAAAAGCAAGCGAAGAACCACCATTAACTTCTAAATAATCATCTGTTCCATCAAAATATACACTGCCACCTACATCAGTTGTGGTGTATGCATTAATAGGAGCGAATGGTCTGAATGGTTGGACGGCAGGTGTTCCGGTGCCAACAGTTATTGCATAGACGTTGCTGCTTTCATCTACAAAACGGTTTCTTTGGCCAAACAAAAACAAAGTGTTTCCGTCATTTGTCAAAGGTTGAGTTGGCACAGCATAGTTGGACGTGTATCGTAAATTATTGCTCCAGCGCAACCCTGTGAAATACCCAGTCAGTGCTGCTGGTTGAAATGCAGCAGATGCAAATAAATTCTGCCATCCATAAGTTGTGGTCTGCGTGGATAAATTGTTACCGGTAAAAGTTTCGACTGTGCCGTTAATTCCCAAATATATTGTCGTCGCAGTTGATGTTGTCGAATCTACTGTGACAGACAAATAAACCCACCCAACCGGCACGGTTGCTGTGGTACTAACGCTAGTTTCCGTCGATGTACTGGTTGTCCATCCAAACCGTAATTTGTTTGATGCTATGGTAATAGTCCAACGACCATTATCAGCAGATGAATTGTACGCAGTTTGCAAGCTGTAATCCGTTGCGCCTGCTCTATATACCCAGCATTCCCATGTGCGAGTTCTGCCGCCCCATCCAGCAAATGCTGTTTGCAATCCTGCTGGTCTAGCAATCGTGGATATGCCATCTAAAAAAACACTCCACCCAGAACTAAACGGCGAGAACGTACCCTGCGTCGGTGCATTTGGGCCTGCGCTAGGGTTGCGGGTAACAGGAAAACCAACGCCACCGTTAGCAGTACCGGAATCGACGAACGTGTTGTTCTGCGCTCCGTTCGT